TGGCAATAAATTTTATTTTAATGATGGTTGGTCATTATATAGAGAATTTCCTGAAAATGGCAATTGTTTAAACGATGAAGTAGAAATCCTAGAAGAAGAAAAGAAAATACCTGAAAAAATAGAAATATTAAGTGCTAGTGATATACTTGATATATTAGGAATTAAACAAACAAAATATCAACAAAAAGCAATGCAAAATCTTATAATTTATTTACAAAAACAAAGTAAAAAAATCAACGAAATAATAGATTATCTTAAAAGTAAAGGAGAATAAGTATGAAAATATATTTTTATGATAAATATGGAGATAAATATGAAATAAATTCAATAGAATATACACAATTTAACGGTAAATGTACTCTTGTTTATTTAACAGACTATTTAAATAATGATGGAACATATAGTGTTAAACAGCTTACATTTGGTGGTTGGCTATCATTGCAAGAAGTATTAGAACAATTACGAGAAATCATTGAAAGATAGAAAGCAAAGGTGAGTAATAATGAAAGTTGGAGATTATTATAGAACAAAATATGGAATTAATAAATTAAGAGAAGGTGTATGTGTTTTAGATGATATTATCAAATCAAGTCCAAACATAATAGATTTAATAGAAGTTGGTGATATTTTAAAGTTCAAAGACACGAAACATTATCAAGAGGTATTAGCAATAGATAAAGAAAAACTATACTTAACTGAATATATTTATATGAGTGGTCTTCATAAATATAAAAAAGAGATACAAGCAGATTTGGAGTGGGTTATAACTCACGAACAAATTGAAGCAATGCAATATAAAGTAGGTGAGTAATAATGAGTGCAAAAGAAATGTTTGAAAAGTTAGGGTATGAAGAAAGAAAACATGAAAATTATATTAGATATGTTGGGAAGTTTTTTATAAGTGATTGGTACAATATATTATTTGATTTAGAAAGAAAAACAATATATCCAAACATAACAAGTGATAGTCCATTTACACCAGCTGAACCATTAGAAATAAATATAGATTTACTACAAGCCATAAATAAACAAGTAGAGGAGTTAGGGTGGTTAGATGAAAAATAAAATAGAAGATATAGATTTTGATAATATAGATTTATCTGATTTTCAAGAAGATGTAGATGAGATAAGAAATGATATTAAAAATATTAAAAATAATAAAAAACTAATGAGTGTCTTAAAGAAAAAAGAAAAAGACAAAGAAATAGAAAGAATATTAGCAACAAGTGGGAAATATATTACTTATGCAGAAAGATGCTATGTATTAGATTACATAACTAATTTACAAGCAAGAAATAAAAAAGCAATAGAATATATAAAAGAAAAAGATTGGTATTTACCTCTATGGGAATGCAAGGATAATCAACCACATAAAGATGATTTATTAAACATATTACAAGGAGAAGATAAAGATGAATAAATATGTAGAACTACCTAAAGAACACATAACATTTTATGGAGATACTGAAGAAGAAAAGAAAAAGAATGAAACAACATTTGATTTATCATTAGAGGTAGATAGATTATGGCAAGAAAATAAAAGACTAAAAGAAGAAAGAAACACATTATATAAATACACACCGGAAGAAGGATTTAAAAGAATTGAAACTAAAAGAAAAGGTTATGGTGATTAAATATGTTAAAGATTAAAGAATTATTAAAAAGTTTTATAGAAACACAAAATCAAATAAATGAAAGTTTAAAAGGATTACGAGAAGATTTAAAGCCAAAATTAGATGAAATTAAAATAACTGCTGATAAATTAAACACTTGTAGTTTTATAGTAGATAGATTAGATAATTGTATTGAAAGTAACGTTTATACTAAAGATGCAACAATAGAAGCAATAAATAAAGAATATGATTATAGAAAAGAATATGAAAGATGTTCAAAAGAAAATGATGATTTACTAAAAATGGTTGAAAAATATTGTAGATATGAAGATAAGTACGAAGTCTTAAAAATATTTGATGAAATAAACAAAAATTATGTAGTAGAAAAGGTAAGTGATGAAGAATGAATGAAACAAGAAAAATAAGTGGTATAAAAGTAGTTGTATCAAATGAAACATATAATAAATATAAAGGAACATTAGAAGAACAATTAGAAGAAAAAGATAAAGAAATAACAAGATTAAATAATATAATAGATGAATTAGAAGAATGTTTTGGTAAAAATTATTTTGATTTTAATGATAATAGATATGAAAAAATGAAAAAAATCTTTGAAAGAAGGTAAAAAATGACAATAAGAGAACAACTAGAGCAAGACAAAGTATTAGAACCTTATTATTATTTTATTCAACCATTTAGTGAGGAGGAGTTTATGGAAGATAAAAAGCAACAGCTTATTAAAAGACTTGGCGAGATCAAAGTTAAATTAGACTACCTAAAGTATCAGGAAAATGCTTTAAAGGTGGAATATGAAAATATTATATTAGAACTATGGGAAAATATACCTAGTGAGAATAAAAAACCAAATCAAAAGGCAATCTAGCAATTTGTCTTTTTTCTTTTTCTATGTTATACTTATACTGGTGGTACAAATAACCACACATTTTACCTCTATATTTTTAATATAGTTTTTGAGAATAGGAATTGTTTTTTATTTTTCATGTATCACCTCACCCCTTTTTATTCTTTTTCTACCTATTCTCTTTTTTGTTGCATTTTTTTTGCACCTATGTTATACTTAAACTAAAGAAAGTAGGGGTGCTTATGAATTTGCACATTGATCCGAGTTGGAAATTTAAACAAATTATTATTAATATTGAAAAAATAAAAGAGGATTTTTACGCACAACTATCCTCTTTTTCTTATTTCCATTTACACGAAAAAGTTTTATATCTTCGTGGCATAAAAGATCAAGTATATTCCTTAAACATTGAAAACTGGCAATCCAGCAAGATTTGGGAATACCTAAATGACAACATTGAACTAGCTGAACTAACAAAATACCTTTAAAAGTCATTTTTAAGCCATTATTAGCCATTTTAAATCATTTCTTGAATATTTATACCATTTCATATTTATTGGCTAAAATGAGCCTAATTAGACACTTTTAAAGTTATGTGTTATAATTTAATTGAATTTTAAAAGAAAAGTAGGTGATAATTGCGTGGCAAATAATCCTCAAAATTTAATACCAAACTCGGAACGAAACCCCGAAGAATTAAGAGAACAATGTCGTAGAGCTGGCATTGCTTCTGGAGAGGCTAGACGCAAAAAAGCCACAATGTTATCAGTGCTTGAAAAAGTATTAGATGAAGAAGACAAAGAAAGTGGCTTAACACACAGGGAACTTGCTACACTAGGACTTATCAAAGGTGCAGAACAAGGTATTGCAAAGAATTACGAAATATTACAAAACTTAATTGAACGAAAAGAAAAAAAAGATGAAGAAAACGACATTTATGTTGTTATACCTGCAAAAGACATAGCAAGTCAGTTTAGTGATATTAACCGAGCAATAGACGATCGAGAATATCGTGAATATTATTTAGAAGGTGGGCGTGGTTCAACCAAGTCATCTTTCATAAGTGAGAAGATAATCGAGTTGTTAGAAAACAATCCTCGCATGTGTGCTGTTGTCTTACGTAAAGTCAAAGACACATTAAAGGATTCAGTATTCGCACAGCTTGAATGGGCGATAGATACATTAAGCGAAACATATCCAGGTTTAAAAGATAGATACAAACTTACGAAATCACCACTTGAAATAACTAACACAAAGACAGGGCAAGTTATTTATTTTAGAGGTGCAGATGATTATGGTAAGATTAAATCATTAAAACCTCCTAAAGATATGTACATAGGTATAACTTGGTACGAAGAATTTGACCAGTTTGCTGGAATGATGGAAGTTCGTAAAATCAACCAATCACTTATTCGTGGTGGTGATGATTTTATTCAGTTCTATTCATACAACACTCCAGCAAGTAGTCAACACTTCGTAAACATTGAGAAGATAATACCAAAGGACAGTAGGCTAGTTCATTTAAGCGATTATAGGACAGTGCCAAAGAAATGGCTAGGTCAAGCGTTTATTGATGAAGCTGATTATTTAAAAGAAGTAAATGAAAAATTATATCGCAACGAATATTTAGGAGAAATGACAGGTGTCGGTGGTAATGTATTCGAAAATGTAGAGCTTCGTGAAATAACTGATGAAGAAATTGATTCATTTGATTACATTTATCAAGGAATTGACTTTGGTTGGTTTCCTGATCCACTAGCATGGACTAAATGTTGTTATAATCCATCACAAAGAACTCTATACATCTTTGACGAGTTTGTAGTAAACAAAATGAGCAACGCTGATGTGTGGCAACATTTAAAAGATGAGAAAGGAGTGACTGAAAACGACCTAATAATAGCAGATAGTGCCGAGCCAAAATCAATCGGCGATTTCAAAGCCTATGGCTCATTAATGAAAGGTGCTGAAAAAGGGCCAGGAAGCGTGGAATATTCTATGAAATGGCTAAGTTCACTTGCTAAGATAGTAATAGACCAGCGAAGATGCCCAGTATCAGCACAAGAGTTCTCAACTTATGAGTTCCAACAAGATAAAGATGGAAATTATATTAGTGGTTATGTAGATGCAGATAACCATTGTATCGATTCAATTAGATATGCGTTAAATAATATTTGGAAGAAGAAAGGACAATAATAAAATGTTTAAAAGTATAATTCAATATATCTTAAATAATGTTTTTAAGATTAAAACACAAACAACAAGCAAAGAAATAGATGACAACAGCAAGTATGCTCAATTATACGAGAGCATAGACGATATTAACTTTGGGGCTATATTTAGCAACAAGTTAGCAAATTACACAATTAGTGATAGCAACATGAATATTGAAGGCGACAATGCAAGAGTTGACTTGCTTAATAAGACAGGACAAAGTCTATGGAAAAAGATTAAAAAACCTGTATCAATGGCTTTCGGTTATGGCGGAATTATAATTGTGCCTTATGTAAAAGGTGGAAAGATATACTACAACCTAGTTCCACAAAACAGACTTACAATAGATGAAACTGATGGGGAACTAATAACAGGTGCAACTGTATTAGCTGAAAAGAAAGTAATTAGTGGAACAATAAGCGAAACAACTTACTTGCGTTGGACTAATTATAAAGTAGAAAATGGCAATTTAACTATTACACAACAATTTAGTGATGACAAAGGAAACAAAATACCTATACCAGAGTTTTGGAAAGATATACAAGAAGTTCGTACAATAACAAATGTTGATAGAGTTTTATTTGGTTATATCAAATCGCCAATTAATAATCGTAGAGCAAATGACAAATATGGTGTGCCAATTACTTATGGTTGTGATGCTACTATATTAGAAATAAAAGAAACAATGAAACAACTTATAAGAGAATATGAACTTAAAGAATGTTTTGTTGGTGTAGATTATACAATGTTTAAAACAGATAAAAAAGGTAATATAAATACATTACCATCAGATGGTTTATATAGAACATTTAACTTTGATGATAATGATAATAAATTTAATGTATATGATCCAGCGTATAGAGATTATACAACTAGATTACAAGAACTATACAAACGCCTAGAACACGAAATAGGCACTTCTTATGGTATATTAAGTGAAGTTGATAGCCAACAAGCAACAGCTACTGAAATTAAACGTAGTATGTATGATACATTTACAATTTGTGATGATATGCGTAGTAACATTGAAAAAGGTATGGAAGATTTCTTCTATGCTTGTAATGTATTAGCAAACGCTTATAACTTATCACCACAAGGAGAATATGAAGTTAACTTTGACTGGTCTTATTCACTACTTGAAGATACACAAACAGAATGGTCACAATTAACATACGCACAAAACAAAGGTGTTGTTAGCAAAGTTGAATTAAGACAATGGCTTAAACCTGATGAAACACTTGAAGAAAGTGAGAAAGCTATTAAAGAAATAGAAGAACAAGAGCCAAATGTAGATGATTTACTAGGAACTAGAAATGAAGAATAGGTGAATAGTATGCAAAAATTCAAAGTTTATTTTTGGAAACACTTGCCTAAAGGATACTTCAAAGAAATAAAAAATAATCATAAAAACAGATTAAAAGATTATATGAATGTATATATTTGCGATAATTATGAAGAAATGTATGATTTAACAGATAAATTAGAAAAAAGCAAAGTAGAAAGAGATTATGGTGCTAGAACATGGTGTTATAGTAGAAATTTTTATGAAGTGGATACAAACAAATATATAAAAACATCTCCATTATGTGGTCATATAGTATTTAATAAAGAATATTTTTATATGGATAGTATAACTCACGAAGTAGGTCATGCAGTAATAGGCTATTTTAATAGAAAACTTAAAGATTGTCAGAATATTTTTACTAAAGTTGATGAATTGGGTAATCTACTTGAAGAAGAAGTATCTGACGATGTAGATTTAGAAGAATTATTCTGTTATATGATAGGTAATATGGCTGACCAAATAGTATCAAAAGCAGAATAGGAGGTAATCCTATATGATAAGTGAAGAACAAATAGAATTATTAGTTGAAAGACTTGTAAATAGAATAGAAGAAGCAAATACCTATTTTCTAATGAAAATGGGTTCTTCTATTAAGAAAATAAGAGAATTGACACCAAGCCAAGCACAACAACTTGTGAATATCTTGAAATATGGTGGCGATTATGAAGATATTATAAGAGAAATTTCTAAATATACTAATTTGAATATTAGTGAAGTAGATGAGATATTTTCTAATTATGCAAAAAAAGACCAGCTGTTCTACGAAAAGTTCTACAAGTATAGAAATATACCTTTTGTAGAATATGAGCAAAA